AGGCAGATGCGCGGCCATGCGAATGCCAGGCGTTCAAGGCGTTCAAGGCTTTCATGCAGATGCCAAACAGGCGCGCCGACCCAAGGCGCGTTTTCTCGCCAAGGCCATTCAGCGAGCAGCGCATCGTTCGCTGCTTCGTCGCCGTCGATGACATCTGGAATAACGGCAAAGTCGAAAGAGGGATAGCGGTGCAGTTCTGCGACCCATTCGTAAAACGGGCGCCAATCGGTTATCGGGTTTCCGCTGCGCCATGCGCTGAACGCGCCGTTGTCTACCGCAAAAGTCTGCGATACCTCAATTGCCAGCCCGAGTTGCTCGGGCCGCTGGAAGGAAACGAATGCATGTCCCGCATTGAGCACACGCAGGGCGGCCGTCGACGGCGTAATCGGTGTGCCGTGGTAGTGGATCATTCGAGCCCCGCCAGCCAATCAAGAGACACGCCGTAATACTTCGCCATTTTTATGAAAGTCGGCCAACTCGGATCGTAGACGCTATTTTCCACATCCCTGATTGTCGAAGCCTTGACGCCCATATCTTTTGAAATGATCTCTCTAGACAGCCCAAGTTCCATTCGAAGTCCCCGGGCACGCTCCCCAATACAGAGCGGTTCCTCAGGCCATTGCTTGAAAACGATCTGCACGGAAGCCATTACGCGGCCTCCTTCGCGATCGACTCGACAGCCAATGCGGCGAGCGTCCCCTTCTCGAACACGGTCGAACCAACTTGAACGCGCCTTGTGAGTCGGCCGAAATCCGGCGCCTCGAATCCGCGGCGCGTTTCGACGTCTACGCCGTGATGATGTGCGGCGAGGATTTGACGCCCCTTGAAGCGTGCATACAGGCTGTCTGCGATTGCCTCGTGATAGGCGGTTTCGTGCAGAGCTGCGGCCGTAACGATGTGCTCGACATGGATCATGTCTTGCGACTCGATCGTTAATGCGTAGACGATGACGACGCCGTTATTCGGGCATCGGCTGGTAAATTGGTGTCGGTAGATGTTCATTTCTTCTCCTTAGCGGCTAGGATTGCGCGGGCGAAGCCGATCACGTCTTGATCTACTCCCCGCTGATCGAACCCGGTCGTGCGCAACCAAATGTCGCAAATCTCGCCGTCCGTCAGCGCCGCATCCTTTTCGGCGTCCGCACGCTCAGGCGTATGGGCTGCGTCATACTGGCTCGTGCTTTCCATCTGGATCGCTCGCCCGTCGATAACGCCTTGTCTGTGAGCCTCGCGGGCGAGGATTTCCCAGCCCGGTGGGACACGCCGCGCGGCGGGGCTTACGTGCTGCTTCAGCAATTCAAGAATTGCGTCTAGGTTGAGGCTCACGATTTCTTCTCCTCACGCGGTGCGCACTCGGCTTGCGGGGCAATTCTTCGCGCATGAGGTGGCCATGAGTTATATACGCTCTCGGTCGCATCACACCAGTTAGCGTTTTCGGCCCTGATCTGATACCGCGCCTCACCCTTGCCGCCATCGGCTCGGGCTGACAGTGCGGCTTTCCATTCCCGCTCGAATTCATCGCGGCTGATATTGTCATCGCACAGCAACCACAAGCGCTCTTTCGCATCGTCTGCCGCGCGTTTTTCGTCTGTCATATTCCTCTCCTGTTATTCCGATCGCGCGGGCCACTTCACATTGCGCCGCGCTTCGTCGATCCATTTCTGATGCCGCCGTGCATCGGCCACACCGCGCACTAATAAGCACACGGCAAGCGCCGCGAGTCCCCCGCCTATGAGCCAGAACATACGATTCCTCTGTTTTTAGAAGTGATATATCTATGGGCTCTAAGATACCGTAGCGGCATCGCTTATGCAAGTGGAAAATTGCTGATTATTTGCGAGCCGACATGCACAGCTCGCGGAATCGATCGTTGTTCGCCTGGTAGCCGACGAGATCGGCGCGCATCCATGCGGGCGTCTCGCCGCGCGTCGTCTTGCGGTCGATCGTTTCGCGTAACGCCTCACCTTCGAGCAGGCTGAAGCGGACGAGCGTGTTCTTGCCGCTGCGGCGTCCTTCGCGCCATACGACGCCCTTGTCGACCAGCATGTGCAGCGTGTCGCGAATGCACGCGCGCGGATAGTCCGGCAGCAGGTCGAGGATTTCGTCTTGGCTGTAGATCGCGTCCGGCTGCATGGCGTCGATCAGGATCTGCTGCGGTACGGTCTTAGGCGCTGATACGCCGAGCTTCATTGTGTTTTTCATGCTGCTTCCTTCGGAACGTGCTTCGCGTACTTGTTCAGGTGCTTGTGGCTGTATTCGTATGCGAACGCGCCTAGATGACCCGCGACTTCAATTCGACACATCTTGTGCCCGCGCCGATCACTATTTTCGGCGATCACGAAATAGAAGGGCGGTCTGTTATCAGAGTTTCCGCCGACGCTTCGGTCGCAATACCAACGCTCACCTATTGCGTATTTGCTCATGCCGCCTCCAATTCGAGTTCCATCTTGCGAGCGCGCACCGGCTCCCATGTCTCATACGCGCGATCCCACGCGGAGAACTTCTCGTCGCGTGGCGCCGGGCCCTGATCGAGCCAGGTGTGGCACCAGTAGCAGCCGGGCACCGTGTAGATGTGATCGGCCTTCTTGGCGCCGCCCTTGCCATGCTTGCTCTGGTTGCTGTGGCAGGGCACAACGATGTCGGGCGAGGCTTCGCCGCCGCATACGACGCTCAGGAAGCAGCGTTCGCCCTTGCAGGCCGCCAGATACTTCGAGCCTTCCGCAACCGTCGGCTTCTTCGCGCGGCGGCGCAGCGTCGTCTTGCGATCCGCCAGCGCGAACGGCTTCGGCTCCTTGCGCGCGAACCCGGTCCGCTTCATCGGGGCAGAGCGCTTCATCGCGTGGCATCCAAGGAAGAAGCGGTGAGCTGCCAGAAGGGGTTAAAACTGCCGCGTTTGACCGCTGCCTTGGCAAGCAGCAGGCCGTGAAACTTTGTTCGGTAACGTGTCGAGGAATCCAGCCGAGCACGCTTTTTGTCGAACTCGACATCGCGCTTGCTGCCGGCGCAATAGATCGGCGCAGCACCATCGCCACCGCGCCCGCCGACGCGCTGATTCCAGCCGCAGATATAGACCTGCTTCGGCGTGGCCGTGTGCAGGTTGCTGATGTGCTTGCGCACGCCGCTGACTGACATACCCATCGCGGCCGCGATCTGCTGAAGGGTCGCGGGCTCTTTCTGCAGCAGTTCGACGATAAGACGCCTGTTCTGGTAACGGGCGCTGTTCGGGTCTTTGGGGCTTCCTCTCATGACGCGAATTCCTCATATCCGGCCGGCGCCGGATCTTTCCACTGAACGTTGTTCTCTGCGCCCCATGCGTAGAGAAATTCGATGAACTCGGCCGCGTGGCGCTTGCTGAACTTGCGCGTCTGAACACCGAGCTGCACAAAGCCGGTCCCGTCGAGATTCGGCACGATCGCGCCGACGCCTTGAACCGGATCGCCTTCGGCCGCCTTCACCCTGGCGAACGCATCGACGAGCAGGCGCTTCCACGTTTCCAGATCGCGCATCGAGCCCATGAACGGCACTTGCTTTGCGACGTCGGCGAACATGGCGTGATACTTCGCCTGCTGGTCGCTGGATTTAGTCGGCGCCTTGATCTCGACAATGAAGCCGTCAGGGGCTTGGATACAGGCGCGGCTCGCCATCTGGCGCGCGGTAGGGTGGACGAGGCGATAGAGTTGTTTGTCGCTCATGACGCCATCACCATGACCGTGCATTCGCCGCCTTTTACGATCGGTCCGCGCTTCACATGCAGTTCGTCGATCTGCTCGTCATCATCGAATAGGCCAGCGTGTTCCAGCGCGTCGTTTAGCGCCTTCAGACGGTTGTCGAGGTCTGCCGCACGTCTATCGCGCATCGACAGGCTAACGGCCATGAACAGGCGCGCAGAGCCAAACTTGATCGCGTTGTGCTCGGCGACGATCTCAGCGACCTTCTGGCGAAAGTCTTTGCCGGCTGCCGTAATGAACATGCCACGCGGGCACTTGCGCCAGTAATTGTTGATGGATGGCGGCAGGGGCAAAGTGAGAAACTGCGCGACGCCGGATAACTCGTGTTGGCCTGTCATATCGTTGTTTTCTTTTCGCTGCGGATAAACGCCCATAGCTCGCGTTTCGCTGTCTCGGCGCACTCGTCGCCAGCTTTGCCTCTCACTCGCTCGACGATCGCCTTAGCGAGCCCATATTCGCCGCGGCGGCCGTCGCGCACTGCCTGCATAAAGTCGCGCAGGCATTCTTGCTGCGGGTTCATTGAAGGCAGATCGAGTTGTAATCCACTGTTCTACGGATGATGTAATGCCGCTTCAGAGGTTCCAGCCAAGGATCGATACAAATAATCTCCATGTACCCGTTTGCTAAGATCGTGATTGATGTCGACATGGCTGTTCTCGGTTAGCGAATATCAAGTCGCTGGTTGCGCACCAGGCGGCAGCCGGGCACGTCGAATCCGTCTTTCAATGCGGCCGCGATCAATTTGCGATCTGGAGCAGGGGCGGGCGCAACCGGCTCTGTCTTGTAGTTCGCGGGGATCAGCGCTTCGTCGTCGATCGCCACAGCGGGCGGATTGAGCGCGATCTTGATCTTGAAGAACGGCGTGTTGATGGCGTCGCGGCCGGCGAGCTGCAGGCCATCGAGAAGGTACTTGCGGATGCGTGCAGCGCGGTTTTCCATCGCCTTCGCGCGCTCGGTCATCGCCTTGGCGTGCTCTTTGATCTGCTCGGCCGTCGCTTCCAGATTGCGCGCAACGAAAGCCGTGTTCATCGCCTTTGCTTCCAGGTCGCCGCCGATCGATTCGAGCGTGTCAGCGAACGTCTGGTCGTCCAATTCCAGGTCTTGCAGCTTCTGCGCGTCGGCGCGGTATTCGCCGGCAATTTCGAAGAGATTCATGGCGGGCTTCTCTGGTTATCCGCTGCTGTTCCGCAGCGGTATCGGTTCATCAATAATACATCGAAACGATGCTATCAGGGTATCGGAATAGAATAAATTTTTGCCATGACAGAACGCGTGCGCTGCAGCTCGTCGTGCTCACGCAGATCGAGGATCAGGCGCAGCGAGTCGCGCTTAAAAGTCGCCTCGGCTATGTCGATCTCGGCGGTGCGAATCTGCTCACGGATGATGTCGAGCGGTACGAGGGTGACGGGAACGTGCTCAAAGGCTTGGGCGCGAGCTGCGGCGCTGTCGATGTCTGCGAATAACTTGTTCATGATTGGCTTTTCTCTCTGAGGTGTTTGATTGTTTCTGCTGTGAACTCGCTATCCGGCGCATGGCCGAACCACTCGCACGCGAATACAACTCCGACCTTCCGAATCACGTTTTCCCACTCGTCGGCCGGCACTCGCACGGTTGTCGGCGCAAGGTCGCCGGGACCGCCATCTTTAATTCTGCTCATGAGTGCCGCTCCGTCAATCCGCGCCATTCGAAACCACCGTCTCGCTGCGCTTCCTTGCTGACCTTGTGCTTGCACGACTCTGCGCCGTCGGGCGTCTGTGCAGTGAATCCCCAAAATTCCCCGTTCCAGTAGCTGAACCAGCGTCCTACTTGCTTCGAGCCGTTCGGCTTCTTGCGGACCTCATACGCGCCGATGTGGGCCGGCGTAACGTGCTTCGGATGCCACTCACTGAACTCCCCCATGCTTTTCCCCTTGTGCGCCGCCAGCTAGGCCAGCGGCGCGGTTGTTGTTCAAAACGGGATGTCGAGATCGTCGTCGAACTGGTCGTTTGCCGGCGCCGGCGCTTGCGGCTTCTGCTGCTCGTCCTTCGGGCGCACCGACAGGCTGAAGAACTTGCCCGTCGGGCCTTCCTTGATCCACGCCGACAGCCAGTAGTCCACGCCGGCAACGTTGATCTTTCCGGCGTACTCGGGATGCGTGTCCTTCTCTTTGCGCTGGTTCTTGCCGAGCGTGCCGCGGTTCGTGTTGTCGTACTGGGTCATGTCTTTCCTTATGCGGGTAGGGGTTCAGAGAGTTGCGCTTTGCGCGTGTCTTTTGCTTCGGTGATGATTTCCGCTGCTACCTTGTCGCGGCAGTTCTGCGCGGCTTGGTATGCGACGGCGAAACGCTTCTTGAGCATGTCGACGTCAGCAGACTTGCTGATTTCGTCCGCGTAGCGCTTGAGGTCATCCGCTGACATACCGGCAGGTTGCGGCGCAGGCTTCGCTTCCGGCTTTGCGCCGACGCCAGAGCCCGCGTTACCGTCGTCGTCTGCCTGGTAGAGCCCGGTCACTGCGGACAGGCTGTAGCGGCGCAGATAGGTCAGCGTCGAGCCGAATCCTTGCGGGTCTTGCTTCGGCATCGGCGCAACGGCGGTGCCCTCCATCCACTGGCCCGAGCGGTGCATGAGGCGCGTCGTCAGGTGCAGCTTGCCGTCGTCGGAAGGCGAGGGCGATTGCAAGAACACGATGCCGTTGTCGTTCAGCGGGCCTTTGATCGCGTCAATGACAGATTCGAGGTCGGCGTAGTTGTTCTTAAAATGCGGGTTCTTCGAGTCCTTCGCTGCGAAACGGATTG